AACTACGCACAGGACCAAGCATTAGATTTAGAAAAATCTATTTGGATGCTAAGATCAACATTGGAATAAACTCCAAACAATATTATGGATAGAAAAGAAATTATAGAACAGGAAGAAAAACTTATAGGCACTGAAAACAGTCCTTATAAGGGAACTCGCGGTGGATATCGTGCGGGCGCAGGCCGTAAAAAGGGCAGCAGAGATCAAGTCAGCATTAGAAGTTTGTTGGGAGCATTGGATGCTCAAACAGGCGGACGTGATTATGAAGAACTATTAGTAGAAGACTTTCTTAATGCACGAAATGAAGGCGATAAAGCAACTACATTAAAGTATCATAACCTAATATTAAACAAAGTTATGAATACATTGGCTAAAATTGAAGTAACAGACAGTGCCGAAGCAGTGGCAGCAAAACAAATTGCGTTTACACAGGCACTGGCAAATCTAACTGGCATTTATCAAGAGATTAATCCAGAAGATGTTGAAGAAGAAGACACTGAGTAAAATCAGCATAAATAACAATATGCCGTTAAGAGGCTAAACAAAGGAAATCAAAATGAAATTTGAAAAAGTAAACCCAGCAACTGGTGCGACTGCACCTGGTTTTAGCCGCGGCACAGGCAAGTATAGTGGTAATCAACATATGAAAACCAACAGTGATGCACTAATCAATAAAGGACGTGGTCCAACTGTTGGTAATCAAAGTGATGACGACAGCACATATCCAGATGCCGCTCGTGTTCCTGCATTACCAAAGCAAGGTAGCATCCGTGATAACATCAACCGTGGCAGTCAAGTTCGCACACCAGGTGGAACTAAAGAAATGCCAAAATGTGGCAGAGAAAGTTTTAACTTTGGTCGCGGTCCAACTAAAGGGAATCAACGATAATGACAGTTCAAGCATATCAAGTCACAGGACTAACACACAAAATAACTGCTACATCAACCAGCAGTGAAATTAACATTACTCCTACAGAAGCAGGCACTGGCTTTAGTGGTCAAAGTGGTCCATACTACTTAAAAATTACAAATGGTAGTGTTGATCAAAATGTTTTTTTTAAAACTGGACTAACAAGTCAAACAGCAGTCATCCCCACAGGTGATGGCGCATTAGCAGGTAGCACACCTATTCCAGCCTTTGCTGAAATTATTGTTCAAGTTGCCGCAACATCAAATTCACCAGCAACAATTTATGTGGCCGCAGTAGCAGCCGTATCAAGCCCAGTGTTTATTACGCCAGTGGCACTGGTATAAGGAAAAACAAAATGAATCATAATATGAAATCAACAAACCCAATGGGCAACAAAGCCATAAACCAAAAGCGTGGTCCTACTACAGGCAACGCAGGCACTATGAGCAAGCGTGATACTTATGTAGCAGAAAAGACAGCAAGTTCAGGTGAGAAAAGTGTATTGGCTAAAATGGTCACAGACGCACTTGAAATGCGTGGACGTGGACAAGCAGGTACAACTAATCCAGCATTGGAAAGTGTTAGTAGTAATACTAATACAGGCCCTAAGGCTAACTCCACTGCTAATGGCAGCAAATTGCCCAGCAAATACAAAAGTCCAAAGAAATAAGGAACAACAATGGCAATATCACCAAGAAGCAGAGGCTTAGGCAATATAGGTAATATTGTCAATCGTCAAGGCAGAGTAAGTCCAACAAGACCTGCTCCAATGCCTGTGCCAAGGCTAGCACCCGCTCCAATGGCTGCACCTAGTAGACCAAATACAACTACATTTGCACAGCGTCAAGCAAGTCAACCATTTAGAAATTTTACTAAGCCTGCTATGCCTAAAGTAGATCCAATGGCCATGCAACCACAAATGCCAATGACTCCAAGAACAGACATACCACCAGGTGCTATGATGCGTTTGCCAGTTGAGAGATCAATGCCACCGATGCCAATGACACCTCCGCCCACGCCATTCAATCCTCAGCCAAGAACAGACATACCACCAGGTGCTATGATGCGTTTGCCAGTTGAGAGATCAATGACACCTCCACCACAGCCTTTCAATCCTCAACCTAATCCAGGACAGATGCCACCTGGCGCCTTTATGGGCAAACCAGTAGAGTATGCTGGACAGATGTTTGGCGGCGGTTTTGGTAACTATAATCAACCTGCAGGACAACAAATGATGCCAATGAATCAACAAGATCCTAATCAAATGTTTGGTGCACCAACAGTGGATGCTAATGGCCCAGCAGGCATGCAACCAGGACAAATGTTCGGCAATCCAAATCCATTAACCAGTGACTATGATGAATTAGAAGGTTCTGCTTTCAATACCAATCCTAGCATGGGTGGTTCAATGTTCAGTGGCGGCGGATTCTCAGGCTATTAATATGTCAACATATACAAAATTTAATTTACCCAAGTCTAAGAAGAAACCAGAAAAGGCCCGAGAGCCTAAGATGATTAAACCATCAAAGCCCAATAAGCCAGTTAAACCTAGAGCAAGTCCAAGAACTACAAATAGTAGAACAGGTGCTGTAGGTTCTACCAGCCCATACTAAATAACTAGTACAAGAAGACAATAGTCTTCTTATTGAATAGACAATTTAAGGAATAGAAATGAACAAAAAATTATCACCCCCACCTACTCAAGAAGTAGCCAGCCCTTGGGACGAAGAACCCACACAACAAGAAATTATAGATGTAGCAGAACAAGTTGCTGGCATTGCGCCCAAAGCAATTAGTTCAGCAGACTTTGACATGGACGGCTTAATGACCGACTTTCCCACGGCCAAAGAACTTGAGAGATTTGTATTTGATGAAACGGGGATTGTCTTAAACTTAAAAGGTCGTGCCAATAAATTAAAGTATCAAGTTGCCATGGATGTGCTAAATGGACTTGAAGTAGATCCAAAGTTCATGGGTGGAGACAATCCATACATTGATAGAACAGAACTAGTGCCAGTGGAAGATTTAAAACCAGTGCCACAACGTGACAATCATTTACCAGAACCAACACAACTACAAAACATATTTGTCAGCAATGTTATTCCACACACTGATTTTGAAGCACGTATGCAGGATAAGAAAGTTTCAGTATACTTTCGCAAATACAAATCAGGTGAAATCAGTTATGAAATTGTTGGACCAATTGAACAACGTCCACATGGTATAAAATTAGACAAGTATGGTCGTGAGCGTCCTGAAGTTATTAAATGGGTTGATCCAAGAAGTGGCGAACAGACTATTGTGCGTGGTGATGGCACGTTAACACCACAGGGTCGTAAACTACGTGGATTGATGCAGAGTTTCAAAGTAAACACAAGTAATCAATGGGACACATGGATTGACAGAGAGTTTATCAGTCTAGGTGGCGACGGCGTTACTGATGTTTGGGATTTGACAAAATGATAGCCCGTGATGCTGAGATACGCAAAGCCACTGAACAAGCCCGAGTCAGTGACACATTAATACTACAAAAGATCAATGCCAGTCACAGAGTTGCGTTTGCTGAAAAGTTTCCAGGACAAATAGAACATATTCTACGCTTGTTAACAGAACGCTTACAAGCAGGCTTGGACAAGCGTGATGGTGTTGAATTAGATAATCCAGATACTTGGAAAATGTCTAGTAAAGAACTTACAGATCTAAGCACAGCAATACACCACATCTACATTGTTAAAGAAAAACTTAGTAATGTTCAATCTAACACACAATGAAGATTCAGCGGTAGACATAGGTGGAGTTTGGGTTGGTCCAGATCAATTTGAACTTCATTTTAGATTAAATCAAGATGAAGATGATTTAGAAATATTTCTAATGTTAAGTCACGACGAATTAAAATCATTGGTAGATTATCTTGACACTAAAATAACAATGAATAAATTAAGGAACATGTAATGCTGGGCAATGATGTATTAATGGCTAGAGCATTGCGTTGGGCAGTGGATGAACATGACCTAACTGTTGAAAGTCTTAAAACAATACCAGGACCATTAAAAACAAAACTAATGGATCTAAGTATTCAAGTTGCTGAAGAAATGAAGTATAATCAACTCAAATACTTTAGGCCCTTTGAACACCAAAAGAAATTCTTTACCACAGGCAACAGTGAACGCAGAGGAATATTGGCTGCCAACCGAGTTGGTAAAACAGTTAGTACTTGCTATGAAACTGCCATGCATTTAACTGGCATATATCCAGATTGGTGGGTGGGACATAGATTTACAAGTCCTATTACAGCCATGGTAGCAGGTGAGGGTTGGAGTCAGGTAGCATTGGTATTACAAAATGAATTATTAGGAACACAAGATGTCAAAATTACAGAAAATCTGGGAACTGGTGCCATTCCTAGGGATTGCATTGTTAGTGATACTATGCGAAACGATGGAGCCAACAATATTGGCTGTGAAATTAGGCATGTATCTGGCAGCAATAGTTATTTGTTATTTGCTAACTACACGCAGGAAGTTAGACAACTCCAAGGATTTAAACTTAATCTTGCAGTATTTGACGAGCAACCACCAGATGATTTCTTCAGTGAAATTGTTACTAGAACAGCAACAACGCAGGGAAAAGTTCTCTGCTCATTTACACCGCTCAAAGGACTCAACGGACTAGTAAGTAAATTTTGGAACAAAGAAGAAGGCTATGAATACATTCGTGTGTCATGGGATGATGTTCCAGAATACAGTCCTTGGGGTGAACCATTTCTACTTAAAGAAACACGCAGACAACTTGAGCGTGACTACTTGCCACATGAACGTGAAGCACGTATTGCTGGTAAACCTGTTATGGGCAAAGGTGCCGTATTCCAATTAGGTGTTTGGCCCACATACAAATCCGGAGACATTGATTTTATGCGTATGTCAAACATACAACGTGTAATTGCATTAGACTTGGGATTGGTCAACGACAAAACAGTTATTAGTTTAATGTACTGGGATCCATATGAAAAAACTGCTTTCTTACATAGACAGATTGTTGTTCAGGGCATTGAAGAAGCAGTGCCCACGCAATATATCAATCATTTACTTCGTCCTGAAGTGTTTGGCACTCCTATTGTTCTTCCTGCTGACGCAAATACTAGTGGCAGATACACTATGAGCAGTAGTAGTATTAGAGAACTATTTGAATCTTATGGACTTAATGTCTATGAACGGGCAATTATGAATCCACCTGACCAACAGGGCAGAACAACCAATCACAAAAGTTATGGTATAAATCAAATGCGACAAATGTTGGAGGTAGGAAGTTTAATGGTCAATGAAAATTGCACAAACTTCTTGAGTGAAGCAACTAACTATTATGTAGACGAGAAAGGTCGCTTTAGTGATCCTGATGATTGTATTGACTCAGCAAGATACGCATTAATGGCTTGTTTACAAGGTATTGCTGAACCTTGGGACAATCGTAGTCCACAGCAAAGAATGGCAGCACAGAGAGACAGATACATCAAACCAGATGACACAAATAAACCCGCTTGGAAAAAGACTTTCTCAGCAAACTAAGGAATAGAATAGAATGGCAAAACACGGAGCATTTTTTGTTTATGGTGGGCAAGCACCAAAAGAAGAATTTGATATAAT